GTTTTGGAGCAATAAACGATGGATCTAAAGCCGGATTAACCGGTGTAGCCTCTTTACAGAATTCTCTAAAAGTAAATGACCAAGTCAAGACCGGCAGAGTTATTAGTGTCGTTCTAGATGATTCTCACCCTAGATACACCGAACTAGGAGGTCCTAAGGCAATAGGTGCAGTTGAATTTACGGATGTAAAAAATGCTCCTTCGGATTATTCAACTACTTCTAAACAGCAGAGCTACAACGTAGCCTTTCCTTTATACTCAACCGGGAAAACTTACCCGTTAATAAATGAGATTGTCGCTTTAGCGACCCAGCCTTCCAAACAAATCCAGGAACGGAGCGGTAACACCACCTACTATTATTCAGGAACGGTTAATCTATGGAACCACCCCCACCATAATGCAATCCCATATTCAGCAGGTAATTCCTCTCCTTTATCTAGTAAATCAAATCAGGATGTTGAATTAGGTCTTACTAATAAAAGATCATCCGGATCCGGTAATATTAAATTAGGGAATTACTTTGAAGAACGTACGGATATAAACCCATTAAAGCCTTTTGAAGGAGATTACCTACTAGAAGGCCGGTTTGGAAACACTTTAAGACTGGGTAGTACCGGCGGGGATAATCCATGGTCTGATGATGGGGATCAAGGAAATCCTATTACTATTTTACGTAACGGTCAAGGACAAACACCTTCTAATTCCTGGGAGTTGATTACCGAGGATGTTAATACGGATTTATCTTCAATATACCTAACCTCAAATCAAAAAATACCTTTTAACCCGTCAAGTGTTAATGATTATTTCTCTTATGAGGAAAAACCTCAAGCAGGAGACAAATACACAGAAAACCAAATTATACTTAATTCAGGTAGGTTATTCTTAAATTCAAACTCAGATCACATACTATTAAGTTCTGCTAAGACTATAAATCTAAATGCAGTAGACGGTATTCATTTTGATACAACCGGAGATACAATTATTCAATCCGGAAGAGTACTTTTAGGATCTAAATCAGCAGATGAACCGCTTTTATTAGGAGATGCTACTGTATCTCAACTACAGGAAATGCTTAACATACTTAAAGAATTATTAATAGCAGCCTCCACAGCATCTAATGCCGGAGGTCCGTTACCGACTTTAAATTCAAAAGCAATCGAACTCCTAACAAGAGCCAACCTAATAAACCTAGAACTAACTAAATCAAAACGTAACTTCACCGTCTAATGCCTACACCTGCACAACTTGAACAGCAACTACAAGCCGATAGATTAAAAAGGAGCACCTTAAGTTCTAAGTTTAGTCTGCAGAGCAGCTTATCAGCAGGTTCTCAAGCTCCTGAACCTCAGAGTATCGGAGGAATTGATAAATTAAATCAGCAGGTTAATGTAACCGTGGAAGGGGTGAGAGAAAGAGCAACTACTGAGATCTTTGGGATGGCCGGTGCTTTGGGCATAGCCAATATCGGATCTCCGGATGCATCTTCTCCGGAAGTATGCCCGGACCCTAGATTAATTCAGCAGATTCTAGAAAGACGTAATGCTTTGATTTCTCAAATAGAAACAGCAGCAGTCTTTATTAATATAATTGATAGAGTCTTGAATATAATCTCTCAAGTAATATCAGGAACTCAAACATCACTTCAGGCATTAAACCTAATTAAGACTGCAACGGCAGCAGCCTCTCAAGTACTTCCTTCCGTTCCCGGGGCAATTACAGCAGCCATCTCATACTTTGACGATATAAGAACCTTACTTACATTCAAATCAGATGGTAATCCTAAATTACCAGAACTTAAAAGAGCGGTTGATACCGGATCTACCTATGTTACAAGAGCGGCCTTAGTATTTAACTCAATTTTACTTACTTTAAGAGTAATAGACTTATTCTTAGAAAAATGCGGAGGAACACTAGGAGAACCTAATGAAGATTTAAATAATTTAGTAGCCAAGGGACAGGCAGTATCTGATAATGATTTTGAGACATCCTATAAAGGATTTACATTTAAAATCGTAGAAGAGCCTTTCTCACCGACGGTAAATCGTAAAATTGGTCAAGCTGTAAACAGCCAGGGCATAGTCTTGTTACAAACAGATCCATCCTTTACTACCGATCCCCAGGTACTAATTGAAGAATTAAAACTCATCATAGACCGAGATAATCTAAAAGCAAACTAAGAAATATTTATAAATAATGAAAACAGACGCTTTAAAGAAAATGATCAAAGAAGCTGTTAAAGAAGCAATCCAGGAGGAAATTAAAGATATTCTTTTGGAGGCAGTTCGTGCACCTAAACAAGTTGTAAATGAGAATGTTCAACCGGCACCAAGACCGGCAGCAGCTCCAACCCAGACAGGACCTTCTGTAAGAGAAAAATACTCCTCTCTACTGGACGGAATGGCCCAGTCAAGAAACGGCAACCTTAACATGACTTCAGCTAATGCCCAGGCATTCGGAGCAACACCAGGATACCAGCCACCGGCTTCAGCTAATACAGCCGGGGAAGGATCTTCATTACCTCCAGGGGAAGTTTCTCTTGATCAGGTGATGGGCTTTATAAAGAAATAAGATAGATGGCATTTCCGATAAGAACAGTTAATCCTTTAGATATTAATCCCTCAACCGGTGTTGGGGTAAGTCTAAATTATGCAACCGAGGGAGTATTTGATACCACATACACAACCTTCCAAGCAACAAAAAACAACCTACTTAACTTCCTTCTTACCGGACAAGGTCAAAGATACCTCAACCCTACTTTCGGGTTTGGACTACAGTCTTATTTATTTGAGCAGCTGAATAATGAAACTTCTGCAGCATTGGAGGATGATATCCAAAGTGCAATAGGGGAATTATTCCCAACAGTAACCGTGGAGGAACTAACAATCAACCTACTTCAGGATACAAATCAATTAGATATAACTTTAACTTTTTCAATCGGTTCAGAAAGCGACACTGTAAACATAACCCTAGGATAAGATGGCATTAAAAAGAGACATAAAATACCTTAACCGTGAATTTGGATCCTTACGAACGGATTTAATCAATTACGCAAAGACTTACTTTCCAACAACCTACAACGACTTCACCCCGGCATCCCCAGGTATGATGTTCTTGGAAATGTCTGCCTATGTTGGGGATGTTATGTCCTTTTATCTAGATAATCAGATTCAAGAAACTTACCTACAGTATGCCCGTCAAACGGAGAATCTATTTGAATTAGCATACATGTTTGGGTATAAGCCTAAGGTTACCGGTATAGCAACAGCAACAGTTGATATCTACCAGCAGGTACCTTCTAAATTATCTGGCAGTATTTATGTTCCTGATTTTGATTATACGTTACTAATTGCTGAAAATGCAGTTTTAACTTCTGCACAGAATCCGGGAACTAAATTCCTAATTCAAGACAGTGTTGATTTTTCTGTTTCATCTTCTTTAGATCCTACAGAAATAACCATTTATGAAACCGCCGGAGTTAATCCAACAAGTTACCTCCTTAAAAAGAGCAGACAGGCAATTTCGGCAACAGTAAATACAGAAACATTCTCATTTACTGATCCGGTTCAATTTGATACCAGAACGCTTTCGGCAGAGAATATAGTTGGAATTTTAGATATTACCGATTCAGACGGTAACGTTTGGTATGAGGTAGATCACCTAGCCCAAGATGCAGTTTACATAGGAAGAAAAAATACAAATGCTAACTTCCCATCCGGACAAGCATCCGATGCTCCCAACGTTCTACAACTTCAGCAGACCCAGAGACGGTTTGTATCTAGATTCATAGATTCAGGCTCTTTACAGCTTCAATTTGGAGCCGGTACTGCTAATGAAAACGATGAAGAGATCTTACCAAACCCTAATAATGTCGGTTTAGGATTGCCGTTTGAGAAATCAAAATTAACAACGGCATTCTCTCCTACCAATTTTATATTTACAAGAACTTACGGAATTGCACCTTCTAATACAACATTAACTGTAAGGTACTTAACCGGAGGAGGAGTAACGGCAAACGTTCCTGCAAACGATCTAACTTCAATAGCCGGAACCATAAGCTTCCAAAAGAATAATCTAACCGGGGCAACTGCGGATACCTACTTTAATAGTCTGGCAGTAAATAATCCTACGGCTGCACAGGGAGGTTCTTCCGGAGATACTATTGAGGAGATAAGAGAAAATACAATCTCAAATTACTCCACCCAGTTAAGAAACGTTACACCGGATGATTACTTAGTTCGTGCATTATCACTACCATCCCAGTACGGTACTATTGCTAAAGCTTATATTGAAAAAACTAAAGCAGAGAATCTAGGAATAGGAGAAACACCTTCCACTTTAGATCTCTACATACTAACTTATAATCAAGACCAGCACCTAGTAACAACTTCGAGTACGCTTAAAAATAATTTAAGAACCTACCTTAATCAATACAGGGTAGTAGGAGATTCTGTTAGAATACAGGATGCCTTTGTTGTTAATATTGGAGTTGAATTTGAAATAACAGTTGATCCTAACTATAATAGTAACGAGGTGCTTTTAGCAGCTTTAACTGAACTTCAGAATTACTTTAAAACTGATAATTGGCAGATTAACCAGCCCATCTTACTAAAAGACCTAAATATAACCTTAGATAAGGTAGACGGAGTAAGGACGGTTAAAAACGTGACGGTTACTAACCTGGCCGGGGAATCTTTAGGATATTCTAATTATTCCTACGACGTTCAAGGGGCAACTATTGATAACGTAGTCTATCCTTCTATAGACCCAATGATCTTTGAAGTTAAGTATCCTAATACAGACATCAAAGGAAGAGTAGTTTCTCTTTAATTCATATTTATAACAAATGGCTGTTTACAAACTTTTCCCTGAAAAAGACGCTACCCTATACAGCGAATACCCGGCAGCAAATTCCGGGATCGATCAAATACTGGAAGCCACTACTGCTAATGCTGTATCCGGAGGAGCTCCGGTGACCAGTCGTTTTGTAGTAAAATTTAACCAATCCCAGATCCAAGACATATTCTCTAACTACGCCACCAATTCACCGGCGGCTTATCTAAGATTATTTATGTCTAAGGTTGAAGGAGCAAGTCAAGACACTTTAGTATACTGCTACCCGGTGTCCGGATCCTGGCAGAACGGTACAGGCATGTACCTAGATAGCCCGGCCGTTGAGAACGGAGTAAGCTGGAGATACAGAACGGCTTCCGGATCAGATGCATGGATTACTTCCACGTTTCCTTTCGGGGTTACAGGTTCATGGTCTGGATCAAACGAAGGAGGAGGTAACTGGTATACCGATTCTAATTACGCCCAGAGTGCATCCTTACAGTATAGATCAGATTTTGATTTAAACCTTAACGTAACTAACACGGCCCTGGCCTGGTACTCAAGTTCAATAGGGAATGACGGCTTTATAATCAAGCAGGAAGATTCGGCAGAATTTTCAACAGACTCTTATAAGAAGCTTGAATTAAAATACTTCTCAGTAGATACAAACACCATCTACCCACCCCAGCTGGAAATTAAATGGGATGACTTTAGCCGGGTTACCGGATCTTTATCTGAAATCTCAACAGCCGATTGCATAATCTCCTTACCCAATAATACCGGGGAGTATCAACCAACAGCAGTTAAGAAATTTAGACTTGATGTAAGACCTCAAAACCCGACCAGAACTTTCACAAC